CACGACCTGCACATGGCCGGTGGTGCGGATCATGTAGCGGTGCCGCGGCATCGCGTGCTTCTTAACGAAGGTCTTGAGGGTCATACGCTTGACAATGCGGATGGTGTAGCGCGGATCGAGCGGCGTATCGTCGACGTAGCGGACGCCGAGGTGCTTGGCAGCCTGCATCGTGTAAGTCCAGCGCGTGCCGCCCTTCCAGTTGCTGCCGACAAAGCGCGGGTACTGTCGGATGTAGGCGGCGGTGGCGTCGGCCAGTGTGACACCGGCAACAACAGCAAGGGCGGTCAGGCCGCAGTTAGGGCCGCGCTGTGCGTCGGCGGGGAGGGCTAGGTTTTCCATGTCAGGTCTCCGTCTCTGTTGCGTCCGGGTTTCGTCCCGGTGACAAGCCATAAATAGTGCATCATTCTGCAACCGTCAAGCCATCAATCTGAAATTAATTTGATTGCGGTTTGATGGCGGTTTTAGGGTTTTGCGGGTTTTATACCGTGCCAATCGAAATTCAAATAAAGTGGTAGTAAAACTAGTTTAGTTTAACACGCATTCGGGGCGTTTGAATTGGCACGGTGAAAAGAGACGCGAAACCAATGGGTTATGGTGTGAGGTTTTACGGGGTTTTACGGGGTTTTATGAAAATGCCGTGATCGTGCCAAGTTTTATTATTTTCCCCCCCCTAGGGGGGAAAATAAAACTGGCACGGGGCTTCAAACGGGAGGAACCATACTATGAGTGTGTCTAAAAGAAGGTCCGCGCCAAAACCGCGACGGGGTATTCAACGCGAATTCTTCGGTTCGTCGGATCGGGCGGATCGGAAAATCCAATCCGCGCTAGTGGAGTTGGATCGGATCGCGGCGGACATGGAACGCCGATGGGGCGTCGATCGTTTGCGCGAACTGGTATCGCCGGAACTTCGGGAGCGCTTCGATGAGACGCTGGACCGCCTCAACGCGGCCATAGGCCTGCGCGACGTCGGCGGGGTGGAAAAACACGCCGCTGCTATGGGGCGCGGTTGGATTGCCCTTGAGAAGGCCGCCAAGGCCTCAGGGGCGCGCGAGCTTGATGGGCGGCACTGGGAGGCGGCTTTGCCGGATGGGCGCGTCCTATGCGTCGCTGAGACGCGGGAAGAGGCCTATAAAGTGTCGCTGGACCGGCCCGGATGTGTTGGTTTGTCTGTGCCGGAAATTGCGGCGCTTTTCTCTATTTGGGATGGAAAGGGGTTGGTGACGGAGGCGCTGGTGGCTTTTCCGGGTGCGGAGATTGTCGGCGTGGCGGAAAAGGGGGAATTAAACGATGAAATCCCGTTCTGAGGTGACCGACGCCAGCGTTGCGCTCGACAACATAGGAAAATGGCCGTGGTCCATCGTGCCAACCCGCGCATTTGGCGATAAGCGGCTGATCGATGCTGACCGGCGCGTGTTGGGCGCGCTTTGCGCTTTTGTTAATCGTGCCGGGGTGTGCTGGCCTTCGCTCGAAACGATATCCGGCCTTGCGGGCTATGCGACCAGTAAGAGCGCGTTCGATGCCATCGCGAGGTTGAAAAAGGCCGGATATGTGCGGCAGCTTAAACCAAAGGATTATCAGGTCACGGCGAGCGGCTGGAGAACAAGCCGTTATCAAGTTCTTTGGAGCGGCGACGAACCGCTTCCTTCGCTCGAAGAAATAAACGCTGCCGCGAAGCTCCAGCTTGAAAGCCTTGCGCCGGATAACAGCGAAGAAAAGGGGTCTGGGGATCAGGCCGCTTTGGAGAGTCTCGCTCACACGCTCGCTGTCGCCTTCTCCCGCGCCGTTGAGGCCCGGCTTGGCCAGTCGCGACAACCCGATAATGAGATGGGCCACGCTCGCAAGCTGGCCGCGTCCGGCGTTACCGCGCCGGAAGTGTACGCCGCCGCTGCCGCGACGTGCGACGAATGGCTGAGACGTAGGGCTGGCGTCCCTTCTCTCGGCGATGTGGCCTCCCGCCTTGCAGGCCATACATGAAGCATACGACCGTTTGCTTGTGTACGCCGCCGCCCGCCGCAAGCAAGGCCGCCGTCGCCGCCGCAAGGCGACCCCTTGCCCCCCGGCCCCTCGCCTGTATTGATGGGGGTATCCCACAAAATTTTCGCAGGAAAATCAGGAGAACACACAAAATGAAGAAACCACGAAAAGCCTACGGCGTCGGCATAAACGATGCGGACTACGCTGTATGCCCCAGAGGACCGGATGGTAAGGGCGTATGGTGTCCGTACTACCGTGCATGGAGAGACATGCTCCAACGCGCCTACAGCCCATATCACCTCGCCCGCAACCCAACCTACACAGGCGTCACGGTATGCGAAGAATGGCATTCGTTCATGGCGTTCCGCGCATGGATGGAGACGCAGGATTGGCAAGGCAAGCATCTCGACAAGGACATCATCGCGCCGGGAAACAAAGTCTACTCGCCCGACACGTGCGTCTTTGTGCCACAAGCACTTAACAAGCTGCTCACCGACCGCGCCGCCGCCCGTGGCGAATACCCCATTGGGGTGAATTGGAATAAGCGCGACAAGAGGTACTACTCCAGAATCAAAATCGCCGGACGTGAAAAATTCCTCGGCCTATTCACCTGCCCGCACGAGGCGCACATGGCGTGGCGTGAAGCGAAAGTGCGGATCGTCCGCGAGACTGCCTACGATCAGGCCGACATTCGCCTCAAGCGTGGTTTACTCCTTCACGCCGCTCGTATAGAACGCGGCGAAGTTCATTAGGGAAAGGGACACACACATGGACAGACGCGCGCTCCTCAACGCAGCCGAGGCTGCAACCACTGCTCGCGGCGAAGCCTACGGCGATGCGACGGCGAACTTCGCCCGCATAGCAACGCTATGGTCTGTGATCCTCGGCACCGAGGTGACAGCATCACAAGTTGCGGCTATGATGGTTGCCTTGAAGCTGGCCCGCCTAGTCCACACGCCCGGCCACACTGATAGCTGGGTGGACATCGCGGGCTACGCCGCCCTTGGGGCTGAGGTATCTGAGTATGACGAAGCCACTGACTGTTAGGCAGGCCCGCGCCGCTCTTGCGTCTCAGGACGATTCCCGCAAGCAATCGGTGATTGATGAGCTTGAGGCTATTGCCACGGGCGAAATCACTGACGTACTATCGTGGGACATGCTTGGTCGGGTTCAGGTGCGTCCGTCTGATGAGTTATCGGAACGCGCGCGACGGTCGATCAAGAAGGTCAAGATTACGCCGAATGAGCATGGCAACAGCATCGAGGTCGAGATGCACGACAAGTTGTCGGCCTTGCGGCTTTTGGCGAAGCATCGCGGCCTGCTTGAGCCGAACAGCGACGAGACGCGCCCGTCGATGATTGGGATCAATGTGACGGGGCCGAAGACGACGACGTATGAGGTTATTGAGGAAGACGAGCAGGAGCAGACAGATGGCTGAATCCATAGCTGGCGTTCCAATTAGGGAGCCGTTCAAGGGTGAGTTGGATTATTTTCGTAAGAATCCTTCTGTTGCCGGGATGGCGACGGAGGACAATAAAGTCATCATTAACCCGTTTACCCAACTCAGCGAGCAACAGAAACAGGCTGTCGCAATCAATGAGGCTGCGCGTGTTTGGATGCGGACCCAAAAAGAATATGCGCCTGATTTTTCACTAACCAAACAGCAGGAGCAGTTTCTTGATACGACAACGTATCGCAACGCCCCGAAGGCAGACAGGCTTGCAACGATAGCCGCTCGTCTTTTGAGCAATGATACGAGCGCGGGGGTCCCGACTGCGGATCAGTCTCTTTTCGTTTCGCGCTTGAGAATGGCTATGTTTGGGAATAAGTGATGGCGAAGAAAATAACGCAGACGTTTGGGCCGAAAAGTCAATGGAGATAGCTGGCGAGTCTGATCACATACGCGGGCATTACATTCATTTTTATGATATCCCTGTGCGCTGCCCGGCCTGTGAGTTCTTCAGCGTCGGTCTGGCATATGACGGCACTTCGTCGGTTTACTGCGGCGTATGCGGCACGAAATGGTTCAGCGTAGGGTGTGACGGGCATGGCGAGGAGCAGTAGGGCGACGGATCGGTCACCGCGCCGCCGCAGGAGTGGTGGCACGGACGCCTTGACGGGCCTGAACTTGGACTTCAGCGAAAGCCCGACCGTCTGGAAGTTTCTGAACGACGACAGCTTTGTGCGCGGGCTGATGGGGCCGGTCGGCAGCGGCAAGACGTATGCCAGTCTGGCGGAGGTCATGCTCCGTGCCGTGAAGCAGCCGCCGTCGCCGGAGGACAATATCCGGTACACGCGCTTTGCGGTTATCCGAAATAGTTACCCCGAATTGCGCACCACCACGATCAAGACGTGGCAGGAAATATTTCCTGAGAACACATGGGGCGAGATGCGCTGGTCGCCGCCCATTACGCATCATATCAAGCTGCCGCCGCGTGACGGTGCGCCGGGTCTGGACTGCGAGGTGATCTTCCTTGCGCTAGATCAGCCGCGCGACGTGCGAAAGCTGCTGTCGCTGGAACTGACCGGCGGGTTTATCGACGAGGCGCGTGAGTTGCCGAAGGCGGTGGTCGATGGTCTGACCTCGCGCGTCGGACGCTACCCGACGAAGAAGCATGGCGGCTGTCCGTGGCGCGGCGTCTGGATGTCCACGAACCCGATGGACTCGGATCATTGGTGGCCGAATCTGGCGGAGAAGAATCCGATTCGCGGCAAGTACCCGTGGAAGTTCTACAAGCAGCCCGGCGGTGTGAAGGAAGGCACGAAGGAGCATGAGGATGCGATCTTCGCGGCTGGCAAATACTGGCTGATGAACGAGAAGGCGGAGAATACGAACAACCTTCCGCCGGGGTACTACGAGCAGCAACTTGCCGGTAAGACGCTGGACTGGATTCAATGCTATGCCGGGGCGCAGTACGTTTATGTACAGGACGGCAAGCCGGTCTGGCCTGAGTTCAGCGACAGCCTGATGTCGTCTGACGTTGAGATTGAGCCGACGTTTCCTGTCCATGTGGGGCTGGACTTTGGTCTGACGCCAGCGGCGGTGTTTGGGCAGAAGATGCCGAACGGTCGCTGGCATGTCGTGCATGAGCTAGTTGCGTTCGACATGGGGCTTGAGCGGTTTGGCCATCACCTTATGGCCGACTTGAGTACGAGGTTCCCGAAATGCGAAGTGTTCATCTGGGGCGACCCTGCGGGCGGCAAGCGCGACGAAATCTTTGAGGTGACGGCGTTTGATCATCTCAGGACGCTGGGCCTACGCGCACAGCCCACGGCGTCGAATGATTTCATGGTTCGCCGCGAGGCCGGTGCGATGCCGATGAACCGGCTCATTGACGGCAAGCCCGGCCTGCTTGTGTCGCGCGACTGTGTGCGGACGCGCAAGTCTCTGGCTGGCGGATACCATTTCAAGCGTGTCGCCTTGGGTGGCGGGTATGAACGGTTCCGCGATGTTCCCAACAAGAACGAGCATTCGCACGTTGGCGATGCGTATGGGTATCTGATGCTGGGTGGCGGTGAGCATCGCCGCCTGACACGCAACCCAAACGGCAAGCCGCTGTTTGGGCAGACGGTGGCGAAGATGGATTTCGACGTGTTTGCGTAAAAAAAGGAGGGGTGTGCTGAGACAAACACACCCCTCCAGTCACATGGAGAAGAACACACATCGGAGACGGAACAATGTGCAAGAAGATTATAGGCGATGGTTGATACCAGCGCAATCCTTCGCAACCAGAATGTTTCTCTGGTGCCGTTCCATTGGGCGCACCCAGAGGCGATGGACCTACGCCCGCACGACCGCGCGTACTACGATTGCATTCCGAATTTTCGTGAATATCTGAAGTTGTACATGGCGAGTGGTAACGCTTTGACGGCGGTTGTGCCTGAAGGCATGGCTTGTTGCTTTGGCGTTAATACCATGTGGCCCGGAGTTGCGGAGGGATGGATGTTAACTAGCCATCTGGTTGATGGCTATCCGGTGTCACTTACACGCAGCACGACAAGATATTTCAACCGCATCGCCACCGAAATGAAGTTGAAACGGTTGCAGCTTACAGTAAATGCAACCAATCTTGTTGCAGTTCGATGGGCAAATGCGTTAGGATTCACCTGTGAAGGCGTCTTGCGCTCTTACGGTGCGGATGGCGCAGACCATATTATGTTTGCGAGGATATACTGATGGGTGGACTTTTTGGGGGATCTCCCGCACCGCCGCCACCGCCGGAACCTGATCCCGAACTGAAGGCGGCTCAGGATCGGCAGGAGGCTCGTCTGGCGGAAGAGGAGCGTCAGAAGAGGGCTGAGATTGCTGCGCGTCGTCGTGCCCGCCAGATCGGCGGTCAGAGGATGCTGCTTTCTCCTGAACGCGAGAACCCCCAGATGGGCATCGACACAACGCTTGGAGCCGGATGATGAGTGGTGTATTCAGCAGGCCTTCTCCTCCTCCTCCGCCTCCGCCCGCACCTGAACCGGAGCCGGTGGTAGATTCGACGGCGAGTCAAGCCACAGAAGCACAGAAACAAGCCGCTGCCCTTCGCCGCTCTCGTGGCGTGGGTCGCGCGCTTCTTTCGCCAAGCAGACTGGGCGCAACCGACGAACAGCAGCAGACGCTTGGAGTCGGTTGATGCCAAAGGTAGTTCTCGCGAATGGTAAGACCCGCACCTTCGCTTATTCTAAGGCGGGCATGGAAGCGGCTAAAGAGTATGCGAAGCAGTATGGCGGTCGCATCTCGGAAGTCTCGATGAAAACGAAGATGCTGAAGAAGGCCAAGTGACATGCCGCTGAAGG